AGGAACTTGACGAGCTGATCCGCAAGGGCGAGCTGGGTGCCGGGGATCTGGACATCGCCCACAAACTCACGGATACCATCAAGAACATCGACAAGATCGAGGCGATGGACGAGAGAGGCTATTCCGGGCGCTATCTGGACGATGATCTACGTGGCTACAGCCGTGGTAGCTCCTATGCCCGTAGGCACTACGTCCGCGGCCATTACAGCCGCACGGACGCAACTGAGCATCTGCGCAGCCAGATCAACGATATGATGCGGGAGACCGACGATGACCGCATCAAGGACGCCCTGCGCCGTGCAATGGACATGATGGAGGAATAAGGGGGTAGGCCCCAATGATTGACGATCGAGAAGTGGCGCTATGGATCAAGCGGTTAGAGACGGAAGAATCCAGTTGGTCAAACTACGAAAAGCTGGCGGCGCTGTATACCATCCAAAACCAGAACCGGGAGCCGGTGAAGGAAGCCCGCATGGTTGAAGCGTATTCTGCGGCTCCCGCGCCTGACAGCGATTTCCTCCGGGCGGTGTCTAACGTTGACCCAGCCCGTGCGTGGGAGGTCATGGACGAGCTGATGGACAGCTTGAAAGTGGTCAACGAGCGGGTTTATAATAGCGTCATGCGGAAATTGGAAAACTAAATTTAACCCCTCGGCAAATGCCGGGGGGTTAGTTATATTTTAATGTTAGTGTTGCGACATGAAAATAAGACTAACTTGGCGTTACAAAAAACGCACCGTCATTGTCTGCGTCGATGCGCTGGATTGTGCGTACCCAGAATTCCTTTTTTGCCTGTCGGTCTAAATCAGGATATTCCTTCAATTCCCGCTGTAATGTTTCAAGGTCAAATTCTTTTATAGGCTCTGGGTTTATTGCCGCAAGCTGCTGTTTCAATTCCGTATAGTCTTTTTTGTATTCTTCGATTTCAATCAAATCCGACAGATACAGGTCTTTCAGTTTTTTCATTTTCCGCTTGATTTGCTCCGCCGTTTTGGGCGGCTTTTTTTCTGCGGTTTTTGATTTGGAGTAATACTTTTTTGCGATCCCCTCAAATTCCCTCAGAAGGTAATCCTCAAGCACATCTTCTCGGATTCTGAGGATGTGCGGGCAGTCGGCTGGGTCAAGTGTGTGCGTTCTGCATCGGTAGTACTTGTACACCTGCTTTACAGTCTCCGGCTGCATATTTCTACCGCACTCCCGGCAACGGAGAATTCCGGTAAACAAATATATCCGGTCCGCACTGGCGTTCCGCTGGCTTCGCCGTTCCAAGATTTTCCCAGCAAGGTCGAAGGTTTCTCGATCGACGAGTGCAGGCAATGCGTTTTCCACGCCGAACGCCTCACCTAAGTACAGCCGGCTTCTCAACGCATCCTTGTATTTGTTGTACGAGCGTTTGATCCCCCACTCTGTTGCCATATACCGCCTTAGTGCAAGGATGCTTTGCAGCCGTATAAAGGCTGGGAACATATCTCGCGCCGCGTCTGCGGTTTCTTCATCAATGGCGTAGCGCCGGTTCTTCACGCAGATTCCGATGGGAGTTTTCCCGTTGGTGGGCTGGCCCTTTGCCCTCTTGCCCTCGTTGATGGCCTTAATGCGCTCCGATGTGCGGTCAGCTTCGTCCTGCGCTACCGACAACATAATATTGACCTTCAATCGCCCTGATGCAGTCCGCGTTTCGTAGTCCTCTCTGATGGCCTGCCAATCTACATGATTTTTGTCGAGAACCTCTTGCACGGCGTAGTACCCCGCCACATTCCGAAACCACCTATCCAGCTTGACAAAAAGGATGGTGTCGATTTTCCCGGCGCGGCAATCATCAAGCAGGCGCATCAAGGCCGGACGCTTTTTATACGGCTTTCTGGCGCTGATTCCGGCGTCCTCGTAAATACCCACCACCTCCATGCCGTGTGCGGCGGCATATGCAATCAGGGCATCACGCTGGTCTGCCAGGGACAGGCCGTGCTTCGCCTGTTCTTCGGTCGATACCCTGATGTACAGTGCTACACGGATGCGTAGATTATTTGGTAGAGTGACCACTATTTTTTGGCACATGTTATCCCCTCCAAAATCCATAGTTGGCACAATGGATGTCAACCCAAACGCACCAGGCAAAAAGCCCGATGATCAATAGTGACAAACCGAGTATGATCCACCTGTATAGCTTCACGGAGTGCCAAAGATTGCACAGTTCTGTGTCCATCAGGCCGATGGTCTGCCGTTTGTTCTCAAGGCGGTGTTCTAATCCGTCCTTTTCCGCTTGCAACGTTTCCTCACTGGCCGTCAGATGATCTCCGATGCCGTAAAATTCATCCAGCGACACGCCAAGGACGGCGCATATTGGCCCAACCGTGGAGATATAGGGGGCCTTGGAAGCATGGGTAAAGAAATTGTTGACGGTAGACGGCGGAATTCCCGATGCTTCAGCTATGTCCTGAATGGTCATACCCAAAGCGTTACGTTTCGCCTTACAAACTTCCTGAATTGTCATAAAAAGTGCCTCCTTACCCCCAAAATCAAAATATGGGTAAAGGCGGCACAAACTTTTAAACGGCTGAAAATGCCAAAAACCAAGCTTTGGGACTTGCCCACCCAACCCTGTTTTTGCTACGCTTTGATTACGGCAAGCTGATCCCCCCAAGGCTTGCCCTCCGGCCCTCGCCGTTTGTTGCAGAGGCGGCGGGGGCTTTCTATTTATTTAATCCCAAGCCATTTGCCAATCTTCCGTTGCCGACCGGCTTTCGTGGTGGGGATTCCGGTAACCTTGGAAAATTTTCGCTTCGCCTTGGTAATACCGAGTGCGCGTTTCCAGCTAAAAGACAATCCGGGGATTTTCATCACTGGTTCACCACCTTTTCAATTTTCTCAATCATCTTCGCACATAGTTCTCGTCCGCGCTCTATGCTTTCTTCCGGCATTTGATCGGCATATTCGTCTACGATGGCCGCAACGCCGTGAGCCTTTTTGATTTGCCCACGAGATAGCCCCAGAATATGCACAGTTTCTTTTTGAATGTACCGAGAAAGAAAATTGTTTGTATGGGCAGCTTTTTCATTTCGCAACATTTCGGCGCATTCGTCTGGTGAAACTTGCCTATTTGCAATGCACTTTGTGTCGCCTCCGGCAACCTCCGAAATCCGCCTTACTGTTTGCTCAGCAAGCCCATACCGATAGAAGTACGTTTCGATGTTGTCTGTATCGGCAATAATGCGAATGCAGTCCGCTAATATTTGCGACTGACGCTTTACAAAAGCAATTTCCGCAGCGCTCATTTTTTTCTTGCCAAAAAGCGAGCCTAAAATGCTCATTTACCGTCTTCCCCAATCTTTTAAAAAAATCGAACATCTTTATACAATGTCCTTTCTATCGGACAGTTAAAATATACGCTCATATTTTTGTGGAAATGCGCATTGAAACGCACGCGATAACGTTTTAGACTGGTTCCACTGAATCGAACGAATGTTCTGTTTAGCGGGAAGGAGGAACAAATGGATGATACCTGGATTTTCAAAAAAACTCTCAACGAGGGGCGCAATGTGTTCCACAGGAGTGCAAAAGATGATATAATGATAAGAGAGTTTAACTCCGTTTTGCAGGAGCTGACCGCGGAAGAAAAGCGGGAGCTTTTGCGAATGTGGAAAGAAAGGAAGGGACACTGATGCTTCCACTGTTGACTATGATTTTCTGCGTCCTGTCCGCCGTGATCTAAATTGTGGCACTGGTTAAGAATTATCGTGATTTTATGCGCAAAAAACACTTGAAGATGAAATTGAGAACGGACATAACGGCGGCAATCGACGCGGCGATCACACCAATTAAGGTGAGAGCCAGTTATTTCTCCACCAATCCGCGCGTTCCTGACGCTTTTGCTCCTTGCGCTGTTGTGCAAAAATGTCCTGTATATTCCTTCTACTCATTTCTGCCTCCGGCTTTTGAGCAAACGCGCCATTTCCAACAACGTACGACGTTCATCTTCGTCAGCCGTGCGGAAAATCTCACGTAGCTCCATTTCATCATCGCCCCCGATCTTCGGATCGGGGGTTTCTTTTATGCCCGGGTCATCCGTTTCGCCACGAAGGTATTCAGACGTGGTTTTAAGTTCTTTTGCGAGAATTTGCAACGGTTCATCGGCGATATTTGTGTTTTGCTTTTTGGCATCAATTAAATACCTCGACGAGAATCCCATTGCTTCACTAAGGAAGCTTTTCTTTTTCCCACAAAGATTCACAAGCTCTTGAATTCTATCATATCTTATCAAAACGCACACCTCAATTTGTGGGTTTCGCCAAAACCCAAAAAATGGGGTATCAAGTATTGACTTACCCCACAAAGTGAGGTATCATATACCTAAGCCCACCGGAAAAGGGTACACGAAAACCAGCCCCCATAAAAGCGGCTCTTGCAATGTCTTTTGGCGATTTCATTGTAATACGCTTTCCAGGTCGTGTCAAGCGTGATTTCTCACATTCATGAGGTTTCGGCGGGTATTGAAAGGAGGATGCATGATTTGGCATTAAGAGAACTGCGAGAACGTTCCAGCCTGACCCGTGCACAGGTAGCGAAGAAACTGAATGTGGACTTGTCCTGTGTGACGCATTGGGAACTGGGCGACTGGCGACCGGCACGTAAGTACCACAAGAAGCTGGCAAGGATGTACGGCGTGACGGTGGACGAACTGTTCGAATCCAGCGATGGGGAATAAAAAATGCCCCGCCCGGTGTTGCAGACCGGGCAGGGCGGCGGAACAAATCTTAGGCTCAGATATGTATCCTGTGGCTATTTTAGCACAGGGGAAAGGAAAAGGCAATGGCGAAGAAACGAAAAATCGAATACCGGGTGATCTGGGTGTCTCCGCCTGACCCGGTGAAGATCATGACGGAGTTCGGCAAGATCTGGTCGAGGGAGCACGGCCTTGAGTTTGACGGTGTTTACACCAAAGAGGGGGACATCAAGCAATGAGCTGGAACCTGTTTTTTATGATCGTCGGCGTGGCGTATGCGGCCACTTGGGTATTCAAGGTTGTAGATTTTATCGAAGGAGGGGACCCGCATGAGAAAGCATGAACGGCGCACCAGAGAGCAGCGGAAGGCGGACGCCTCCGCATGGATTGGCTTTATGAGTTTTCTGGCCCTGCTGCTGATCACCATTGCGTATATGGTGGTGGGCGCGCGATGAACAGAAAGAACCGGCATGAGCGCCATCCGCTGGATCTCTGCCCGGTGTGCGGCATGGACAGCGGTGAGCGGGTGCAGTCCACGGACGCACCGTTTAAGCACTATGTACGGTGTTCCACCTGCGGCGCTATCACAGCGGGTTACGCCCAGCAATCCAACGCCACGAAAGCGTGGAAGAGAGGGGATGCGTGGAAATGAAGATCTATCCGGTGTGCGCGAGATGTTCCATCGTCATGAACCCCAATGCGTTTGACGATGTGGCTCCAGGGTTTTTGATCAACGGCGAGTGCTACTGCCCGGAGTGCGCGAAGGATTGGCTCAAGGATGAGGTTGACAGTGATCCAGAAGCCGTGGCACGGGCCATGGGGATCGCAATTATCGACATCCCGGAGGGCTGATATGACACAGTGCGAAAAGATTTTGGCTTATTTGGATAAGCACGGGAGCATTACCACGATGGAGGGTATGAGCAAACTGCGCATCGCCAACTTTACGGCGCGGATTTCCGACCTGCGGAAGGCTGGCGTTGAGCTGACGAAGGAAACGGTCATCAAGAAGAACAAAGACGGCGAGACAATCGCCTATGGAGTTTACAGGAGGGCAAATGGGCAATAGCTGTTTATTCTACACACGGGCGACCGTGGATATCAATTTCCCGGAGGGGCATGTGTGCTGCGCGCTGTGCCCTCTGCTGGAAACCTATTCCCGGCTTCAATGCCGGAGGACGGGCGAATACCTGCTTGATTCAAAAGGGCGCGGGATGTATTGCCCACTGAAAATGGAGGATGAACATGGAGAATCTGGGGATTTATGAGCGGGTTCGGCAGGTGCCGGAGGCCGCCAAGCGGTCCATTCAGGCGGGGCGGTTGAAGGGTAAGACCGATATCAACCCCATGTGGCGCATCAAGGCGCTGACGGAGCAGTTCGGCCCCTGCGGAATCGGCTGGAAGTATGTTATCACGGACAAACGGTTGGAGCAGGGGGCCAACAACGAGGTTGCCGCATTTCTGGACATTGACCTGTTTGTCAAGGTAGACGGGGCGTGGTCGGAAGCTATCCCCGGCACCGGCGGCAGCGCCTTTGTAGCAAGCGAGCGGAACGGGCTGTATACCTCGGACGAATGCTTTAAGATGGCCCTCACGGACGCAATTTCCGTGGCCTGCAAGGCGCTTGGCTTTGGCGCGGATGTGTACTGGGATAAGGACAGCACCAAGTATGACCGTGGCACAGAACCCCAGCAGCGGACCCAGAAAGCGGCCATTCCGCCCCAGCAGAAGCCGGGGTACAGACTTCCTCCGCAGGGCGATGCCACCGTGATCTGTGAGCGCTGCGGCGGTCAGGTGATGGACTATTTCGACGGCAGGGCAACGGTGAAGGCGGCACGTCTGGCGGCGAGAGCGAAGGAACTGTACGGCCATGCGCTGTGCGAGAAGTGCGTAGCCAAGGTCAAGAAGGCCAGCGATGCAGCCAAGGAGGCCAACGATGCAGCAGGTTAACGCCACATCGTTCCGCTGGACGATGGATGCCGCCGGAGATTGGTTGTGCATCCAGACCAACAAGGCGCGGCAGGTGCTGGATGGACTGAAAGATGGCAAATTCTATGATGTGGAGATCAAGGAACACCGGGAGAAGCGGAGCCTCGACAGCAACGCCTACGCATGGGTTTTAATTGACCGGCTGGCAGAGAAACTGCACATCCCCAAAACCGAGATCTATCGGCGATATATCCGGGAGATCGGCGGGAACAATGAGACGGTGTGCATCCCGGATAAAGGCGTAGAGAAGCTGCGGAGCGGTTGGGAGCATAACGGGCTTGGCTGGCAGACAGATACCATGTCCAGCAAGCTTCCCGGTTGCACGAACGTTGTGCTGTACTACGGTTCCAGCACCTACGATACCGCTCAGATGTCCCGGCTCATTGACCTGATCGTGCAGGATTGCCGGGAGCAAGGCATTGAGACCCTGCCGCCGGACAAGCTGGCGGGGATGATGGAGGAATGGGGATGCACAAAATGACAAAGGCCACGTCTATCCCGCAATCCGTGAAGGTTGTGGTATGGGCACGGGACAATCACCAGTGCGTGATCTGCGGGTCTTCCGCAGGCGCGCCGGTGGCCCATGTGGTACGGCGTTCGCAGGGCGGCAGAGGAATTGAGCAGAACATCGCAACCCTCTGCCCCCGCTGCCACCGCCTGTTTGACGAGGGGCCATTAAGAGACCGAGAGCGCATCTATGTGCGGCTGGTGGCGTACATGAAAGCATTTTACCCGGATTGGAACCGGGAAGACATGATTTACAGAAAGGGAGCTATTTCATGCTGAACAGAATTATTGTGATGGGCCGGATGACCCGTGACCCTGAATTGCGCCGCACCAACAGCGGCACGGCGGTGGCATCCTTCACCGTGGCGGTGGATCGGGATTTTAAGTCCCAGTCCGGCGAGAAGGAAACGGATTTCATTGATGTGGTGGCATGGCGAAACACCGCAGAATTTGTGAGCAAGTATTTCTCTAAGGGCCGCATGGCCGTGGTGGAGGGCCGCCTGCAGCTGCGTGACTGGACGGACAAGGACGGTAACAAGCGCCGCACCGCCGAGATCGTGGCCGACAGCGTGTACTTTGGCGATTCCAAGCGGGACGGCGGGGACACAGCACAGAGCGAACCGCAGGGCGGTTTCAGCGAGATCGAGGATGATGGGGATCTCCCGTTCTAAGGCGGTGGGCGAATGCCGAACAGGATCATCAAGGATAGCATTAGGACGAGCAAAAGCATCAATGCAATGTCGGATTTCCAATTCCGATTGTGGGCATATCTGATTACTTACGTTGATGATTATGGGCGCGGCAGCGCAGACCCGGAATTGCTCAAAGGCTTTGTATTCCCCCGCAGAAAAGGTGTGACTGAGGGAACGATCAGTAAGACGCTTGCAGAATTGGCGACCATAGGTTCTGTGATCCTCTATGAAGTTGACGGAGAACCGTACCTATGTTTTCCAAACTGGAGCGAACACCAGACGGTGAGGAACAAAGTAAGCAAATTTCCGGCACCTGCTGACGGATTGATTACATCTGAAATCAATTGCAAGCAATTGCAAGCAAGTGAAAGCAAATGCGCCCGTAATCCAATCCAGAATCCAGAATCCAGAATCCAGAATCCAGAAGAAGTAGGCGGCGAGCCGCAAGCGGCATCCCCGCCGGTGGTTTCCATCCCGCTCAATGACGGCACTGAATATCCGGTGTCGCAGGCACAATGCCAGGAATGGGCGGGCGTGTACCCTGCTGTCGACGTGATACAGCAGCTGCGGGAGATGCGGGAATGGTGCCTGAATAACCCAGCAAAGCGGAAAACGGCGCGTGGTGTGCGCGGATTTATCACCCGCTGGCTTGCCAAAGAACAAGATCGCGGTGGCCGCAAGGGCGCAAAAGGCCCCGGCTTCAAGTGCGAGGACGCTTGGGGGTATGTGTGATGATACGGCTTGTGATTGATATTTGCGGCGAGGACACGCAGGGCACGAAGGAGGCCGTGGCAATGCTGCTGGAGCCTCTGGGCCGTGTCCGGGTGGTCAGCGTCATTGTAGGCGGAAAGGAAGAAAAGCGATGATTGCATTTGAGATACCCTATCCGGCAACGAAGCGCGGTAAAGCGGCGTGGAACAAGCGGTTTGGCCTGAACGCGTATTACGCCGGTAAGCACTGGTCGCAGCGGAAGAAGGATGCGGAAGAGCTGCACGAGCTGGCCCACTGGGCAATGCGTAAAGCAGGCGTCACAAAATATCTGGTAAAAAAACCCGTCAAGGTGACATTTTTCTGGAATGACAATCTGGACATCGACAATCACGGCGCGCTGGGCAAGGCCTTTGTGGATGCGATGAAGGGCTATATCCTGCCGGATGACAACCCTGAGTGGTTCCGCGCCGTGGAACACAAATTTTGGAGCGGAGATACGATCCGCGTGGAAATTAAGGAGGCAGAATGATGGATGCGGTGGAGTTTTTGAAAACATTGCGCAGAATGTGCAACTGCGAGTGCTACAAATGCGAGTTTTGGAAAAGGCTTAGCGGGTTTGAAACCTGCACAGTCTGGAGAAAAACCCACCCGGAGGAGGCCGTTGCCATCGCCGAAAAGTGGGCAAAGGAGCACCCCATCAAAACACGCCAGAGCGAGTTCTTGAAGCTGTTTCCAAATGCGCCAATATATACGAACACACATAACGTTGCTTTAGACCCATGCCTTGTTGATACAACGTTACGCGGACATTGCCCGACTGGAAGAGGTTGTGATATTTGCCGCCGGGAATTCTGGCTTGCGGAGGTGGAATAATGGATGCTGTGGAGTTTTTGGACAAGGTTGACCGTCTCAGCAAAAGGGGATCTACCGAAGAAAAAATGCGCTACAACGATTATAGGACAGCAGGAGATAACGTAGGGGCGGTGAAGTTTGTCAAGCGGTGGGCCGCCGCGCACACCGTTAAAACCCGCCAGAGCGAGTTTTTGAAGCTGTTTCCAAATGCGCCAATATATACGAACACACATAACGTTGCTTTAGACCCATGCCTTGTTGATACAACGTTACGCGGACATTGCCCGACTGGAAGAGGTTGTGATATTTGCCGCCGGGAATTCTGGCTTGCGGAGGTGGAGGACACATGAAAGTGTTGATAGCCTGCGAGGAATCGCAGGAAGTCTGCAAGGCGTTCCGGGCGCTGGGCCACGAGGCGTATAGCTGCGACATTCAGGAACCCTCCGGTGGACACCCTGAGTGGCACATCTTAGGCGATGCGCTCAAGGCCATCGAGGGGGGGCAGCTGTCTACTATGGACGGGAAGACGCATGACATCGGCAGGTGGGACTTGCTGATCGCGCACCCACCGTGCACTTATCTGACATCCGCTGGGAGTATGCGCCTGATTCGTATTGATCCATCCGGGCAAAAATGGATCAATGCAGAGAGATATTACCATATGCGTGAGGCGGCAGAATTTTTCAAGATGATTTTACGGGCTGATATACCAATGATTTGCGTCGAAAATCCAGCCCCCATGCACATATGCGAGTTGCCGGAGTACAGCCAGATTATCCAACCTTACATGTTTGGGCATCCCTACACTAAACGGACGTGTTTATGGCTTAAAAATCTGCTGCCGTTGGAGCCAACACAGGTAGTAACGCCTAATGCACGTTGGGTGGATACGGGGCACGGACGGACGACGAGAACTAAACTCGACGGATTAAAACTCAGCGCAAAAGACCGGAGCAAGACCTTCCCCGGCATCGCCAGAGCCATGGCGGAGCAATGGGGCGGAGACATAAGGGAGGAACTATGAGAGATACAAACCTCGTAAATTCGCTGCGTGAGCACGCAGAATGGGCGCGGGCAAATGAGTGGGAAACGCCGATCAAGCTGGGTGATGATCTGGCGGAAGCCGCTGACCGGATCGAAGCGCAGGCGAAAGAAATTGACGCACTGCGGAACGAACTGTGCCTGAAATGCGGAAACTACACGCTGGCCCATGAGGGGGCCTGCAATGGATGCCGGTGGAGGAGGTAGAATTATGAAAGCTGATCACATTGTAGAGGCGCTGACAGGTGACAGTGGATGGAAACACATGATTCCGCAGGTGGACAGCTCGGACTTCCCTACGCAATGGGTGCCGTCAGCGTATGAGTGCAGCATCATTGATGCGCAGGCAAAAGAGATCGAGAAACTGCGGGCGCAGCTCCGCCATTTGGAGGAACTGGCCGAGGCCGATAAGGCCGGTCGGCTGGTGGTGCTGCCATTTACCAGTGGGCGCACTTTGCTATGCAAGGAAAACATCGACAGTCCGCGACTTATGAAGGATGTAGAGCTTGCAATTCGCTATTGCAGCAGTTGCGGAATTGTGTTTCACATGGATTACAATGTATTCTGTGATCTGGTAAAACAGGGGAGAATTACTGCAGTAAGCGAGGAGACGGAGAAAGTATTGGGGGCGATGAAGGATGAATGACCTAAAACCGTGTCCGTTCTGCGGATATAAGGGTGTAGAGATACTTGCGGATGATAACAAGTATTTGTACTATCGGTACTTCTCACAGTGTCAGAGATGTGGGGCCGGTGCAAAGCGAGGCCACACAAAAGAAGATGCTGTTAAAGAGTGGAACAGGAGAGCTGACAATGGCTGAATACATTAAACGGGAAACTGCCGTAAGAGCGGTGATGGCGGCGAAATGGGTGGACGGTTCCGACGGTGCCATGGCAATTGAAATCGTTGCTTCACCACCCGCCGCCGACGTGGCCCCGGTGGTGCATGGACTATGGGAAAAAGAGCTATCATCTTTTTGGAGATGGACGCCGTCTGGTGCGGTAGCGGTTGCGCGTGCTACTTACAGATGCGGTCTCTGTGGACGGGGAACCGCCGTAAAATCTAACTATTGCCCCAACTGTGGGGCCAAGATGGACGGAGGTGATAGCGATGCGAAATCCGTGTAAAGACTGCATTTATTACCACAAAGAGAACAGGACTTGCTAGTCTAAAAAATGCGCTACTGGCGGCAGCGGAAAAGTGTCTTGGGTCGATAGACTGTTTTGTTCTCCATGCAAAAAGAATGGATGTAACAGGCGATGCGGCTGATTGATGCTGACGCAATCCTGAAAGCAGACGAAAATTCCGATAAAGCACTTGTTCTGGGAAGCGGGAAAGCTTTGGAAATAGCTTATGCCTTGCTAAAAAAGAAGGTGGAGGACGCTACCACCGTGGATGCCGTGCCGGTGGTGCGGTGCAAGGACTGCAAGCACGGTTATGAAGATACTGGCGGTCTGTGTTGTAGTTATGGGCCGTGCGTGGATTGCATTGTACCGGAAGATTTCTTCTGCTCCTATGGCGAGAGAAAGGACGGCGGGGATGGCTAAACAGTCCGGATATTTGCAACGGCGGGACGCGCAGTTGGATGTGGTCTTTTGGGCTGGTGCTGCGATGGCAGCGCAGTTTGCCGTTGACACTTTGCAGATGACCATGCACCAGAAGGAAGGCTGGGGCTATGATCGCATCATGCGCGTCACGCATGAGTGGATGGAGACCCAGCGGGAATACAGACCTGCTTTAAACTGCAAGGACCCGGAGGCAGACGTCCGGCAGGTGCACATGGATCGGGTGCTGGCGGAGATTATCCGGGACAAGGCGAAGTTAATCCCATTCCCGGACAGATACAAGGATCTGAAAAAGATCCGTTATGGGAGGTAACAAAATGTATAATTCAAACAATGGGAACGTGGCCGCTGTGCCAACTTGCAACCCGGCCTATGAGCCGAATTGTGCGCAGGAATCCCGCTTAGTTGGGATGAAAGAATCACTTTCAATTCTGCGAGAAAGCAATGAAAAAATGCGTGCGCTAATCTGTGAAATTCGAAGTGAGCTGTTTGGCCTTGACCCACCGGAATGGAAAACGCCTGAATGCAATTGCGCTCAAGATGTTATGAATGATTGCAATGTGATTTCCACGCAAAGCATTGAACTTCTGATGGACATCCTGCGAGGGCTAAACGGTGGTTGATGGGAGGTAACTATGCAGAAGGAAGATATATCGCTCCTGCGCATCTACGCGAAGAATGATATGAATTGCGTGAGAACAGCGAAGGAACTGGATATCCATCACAACAGCGTGATCTATCGGCTGGGCAAGATCAAGACGGAAACCGGGCTGGATGCTCGGAAGTTCTGGGACTTGGTGAAGCTGCTGGAAATGGAGGAATCATGAAACTTGGGCAGATGGTTCGGGCCAGATTCAAGTCCATACCGTCGCAGCTGGAACGGCAGCACCCGACGTATGAGCAGATGTATCCGTTCCGGCGCGGAGAGGTAATTTACATCCACCCAAAGGGCCGGTTTGTCAGTGTGCGGACGGAAACGGCGGGCGGCCCCGTGGTAGAGAATTTCCGGCTATGTGAGGTGGTTATGTGAGTACATTCTCGGAACGGCTGCAGCGGCTTCGAGAAAGCAGGCACCCGGTTGTCAGCCGGTATGTAGCATCCGAACTGATGGGGCTGAGCCGGGATGCATTGAGACGGTACGAGCGAGGCACGCGAGAACCGGGGCTGTCGGAGCTGAAACAGATCGCTGAGTATTACAACGTCAGCCTTGACCAGCTCTGCTGGGACGAGGGTGAGCGAAACACTTAATTGTACAGAAAATAAATATTTCAAATTCCTCCATTTGGAGGAATGTTGACGAACAGATGTGCGAGAATGAGGGTGCGGGGTTATATCCGTATCCTCATTCTTTCCATCCCTTCTTTCCTCCTGACCCCGGCGGACGCCGGGGGTATGCAGGCGTAGCTCAGTCGGTAGAGCACCGGACTTCGTGAGCCGGTATGTCGTGGGTCCGAGCCCCACCGCCTGTGCCAGAGGCTGGGTAGCACCCGGACAATGTGAGACCGTTCGTCGTGGCTCACATGGAAATGACAATGCCCGCTGAAAACTGCGCTTGTCTTGATGCGTCAAGACCGGTTTGACCAGACGGAATAGGGGCTGCGACTTTTCGGAGCGTAGTTGCCGGTAGCGTGTGACAATCTAAGCGGGAAGACGGACAATATGCGGCATAGGTGCCCCGTAAGGGGAGACCACAGCGAGTGACGGGGACTTTCCCCGAAGCGCTAAAGCAGGGCAGGACTGCAATGCCGTACCAGATGTATGCTACCGCATTGCGGCACCGTGGAAGGGTAAGACCGCTACAAGGGGCTTGCCTGTGCGCTGTATGAAAGCGGCAGGCCGAATAATCATTATTTGGCTGGCTCCGGCTATGAATGAAGAAACGGATGCGACCGACATACCGGCGCAGGGCTGAAAAGTTCCGTGGTTAGCGCGTACAGAACCATGCAGAGCGAACTCCGAGGCGTGTTCATCGAAAGGTATGCGGAAGTGGTGAGGTAACGGCTGCCCTTGGGCAAGGCCGTTGTGTAGGGTAGTATGCTTGCCCGGTTTTGTACGGCTAATTGTGTAAGCAACTTAAATGGAGAGAATAACGCCCAATGTGGGCGGCGTTGTAGCCCCTCGGGGCGGGTAAAGTCTGCTATGTAAGGCCAAGGGGTGGGGGCTGGTAGCAAAACAGGAGGATGGCATGGAAATCACAAAGCGGCGGCTTGCGGATATTGTGCCGTATGCCGCAAACGCAAAAAAGCATGATAAGCGGCAAATCAACAACGTTGCGGAAAGCATCAAGCAGTACGGATTCGTACAGCCGATTGTGATTGACCGTGACGGCGTGATCGTAATCGGGCATTGCCGCGCTCTGGCGGCGAAGAAGCTGGGTATGGAAGAAGTACCGTGCGTCTGCGTGGACGATCTGACACCGGAGCAGGTGAACGCCCTGCGGCTGGTGGATAACAAGAGCAACGAGAGCGATTGGGACTTTGACCTGTTGGCTGATGAACTGCCCGGTCTTGACCTGTCGGCGTTTGACTTTGAATGGGGTCTGCGTGACGAACTGAACGATTCCGTTGTCGAGGATGATTATGAACCTGTCATTCCGGCGGAGCCGAAGAGCAAGCTGGGCGATGTGTACCAGCTTGGAGACCATCGCCTTATGTGCGGAGACAGTACATCTCTGACTGATGTACAAAAGCTTGTGGGGGGGGCACAAATCGATCTTCTTCTCACCGATCCTCCGTACAATGTGGACTATCAGGGCACCGCCGGTAAAATCAAGAACGATAACATGGAAGATGCAGCCTTTAGGCAGTTCCTGACGGATGCTTTTTCCAATGCGGCGATGGTCATGAAACCAGGCGCTCCGTTCTACATCTGGCATGCCGACAGTGAAGGGTATAACTTCCGTGGTGCGTGTAAAGATTCGATGCTGCGTGTCCGGCAGTGCCTGATTTGGGTGAAGAATTCCCTCGTAATGGGGAGACAGGATTTCCAGTGGAAACATGAGCCTTGCCTGTACGGTGAAAGCGAAATTGAAGAGGACGCGCATGAGCCTTGCCTTTACGGATGGACGGAAGGTAAGAAGCACTACTTCTTCAAGAACCGCAGACAGACAACTGTACTGAATTTCGATAAGCCTGTCAAGTCTGCGGAGCATCCGACCATGAAGCCGATTAAGCTGTTTGATTACCAGATGCAGTGCTCCAGTAAGCCGGGAGAGAATGTTCTCGACCTGTTCGCTGGCTCCGGCACAACGATTATGGCAGCGGAGCAGAATGGCAGACACGCTTTCTGCATGGAGTATGATCCGAAGTATGCCGATGTCATTGTTGACCGGTGGGAGAAGTTCACCGGGAAGAAGGCGGTGCTTCTGCATGACTGATGCTCAGGCGACTGCGCGGAGGATGTTGAAGAAAAACCAGCAGTATTTATCCACACAGCAAATGAAAACACTGAACGGGCTGATTAAGTCCGGCGATATTACAGGGGCCATGAATGGCCTGCATACATTGGTGGCGAGAAAGCTGACTGAGAGGAAGGAGGGCGCGTATGGCAAGGCCAAGAAAGGAAATAGATCAGAAGCAGTTCGAAAACCTCTGCGGCCTGCAATGCACGCTTGAAGAAATCTGCGGCTGGTTTGATGTATGCTCGGACACATTGGAAACATGGTGCAAGCGAACCTATAAGAGAGGTTTTTCGGAAGTTTTTGCACAAAAGCGCGGAGCAGGGAAAATTTCACTGCGTCGGAGCCAGTGGCGATTGGCTGAAAAGAACGCGAATATGGCCATTTGGCTTGGCAAGCAGTACCTCGAACAGAAGGATATTGTGGAGCAGAACATCAACACAGAGGGTGTTAAGGTGATAATTGATGTCTGACATCCGCCTGTCTGAAAAAATTGGTTCTGCGTTCTACGCCGTGGCGCATGACGTGTTCCACCACGGTCACACGCATTACGATTTCAGCGGCGGGCGCGGCTCGCTGAAGTCCTCCACGGTGTCTGTACTCGTGCCCCTGCTGCTGATAAACAATCCAGGCACGCACGCGCTCGTGCTGCGTAAGGTGGCAAACACGATCCGCGATAGCGTCTATGCGCAATATATCTGGGCAATCGGTGAGCTGGGCATGGCGGCGTACTGGGAAGCCAAGGTTTCCCCGATGGAGCTGATCTATAAGCCGACAGGACAGAAGATCATGTTTCGCGGCGCCGATGACCCGATGAAGATCAAGTCTATCAAAGTCCCGTTTGGCTATATCGCCGTGACGCACTTTGAAGAAAAAGATCAGTTTGCCGGACGTGCAGAAATCCGAAACATTTTGCAGTCGACCATGCGCGGCGGTTCGGTGTTCTGGAATTTTGAAAGCTATAACCCACCTATCTCGCGTGACAACTGGGCGAACAAGGACAGTTTGGAGGAACGGGCTGATCGCTTGTGTCATAAGTCTACGTATCTGCAAGCGCCGCCGGAGTGGTTGGGAGAACAGTTTCTTGCAGAAGCGGAACACCTAAAAGAGACGGACGAGCGAGCATATCAGCACGAATATCTCGGTATTCCGGTAGGAACTGGCGGAAATGTGTTTGAAAATTTGGAGTTGCGGGAAATCACTGACGAGGAAATTTCGCATTTCGACCGCATTTATAACGGCGTTGACTGGGGATATTTCCCCGATCCGTGGGCGTTCAACCGTTGCCATTACGACGCCGCGAGACGAACACTATACATTTTTGCGGAAATGACCGCAAACAAAAAGAGGAACAAAGAAACGGCTGATATGCTGATTGATTATGGGCTGACCCGCGATGACCTCATCACCGCAGACGGTGCAGAGCCGAAGAGCGTCGCAGACTATCAAAAGTTCGGCTTGCGCTGCATTAGCGCAAGAAAAGGGCCGGGAAGTATTGACCGCTCTATGCAGTGGTTGCAAGGCTTGTCGAGCATCGTAATTGACAAGGTAAAATGCCCTAAAACGGCAGAAGAATTTATTTCCTATGAGTACGAGCGGAACCGCGAGGGAGAGATCCTCAGCGGTTATCCTGATGCAAACAACCACCATATTGATGCGTGCCGATATGCGACAGAATCGATATGGAAAGCGCCCGGCCAAAAGGGCAAGAGCGATTATACCCCCATTTGGAACAGATAGGACGGTGAGCGGCTATCAAAACATATAATGACCTTGTAGCGGTCGGTGAAAACGAGCAGGCGCGCATTGAGTTTGTCCGCAGCGCCATCAACGCACACCGCGAAACTGCGGCGTATCGGACGGCGGCAGATGCGGAGGAATACTATAACGGGCTAAATCCCACGATCAACCGATATGAGAAAATCATCTACGACATGCAGGGCCGCGCCCACACGGATATGTGGACGGCAAACCACAAGCTGGCCAGCCGTTTCTTTGGTTTGGCTGTAGATCAGGAGGTTTCGTATCTGCTGGGCAACGGCGTGACCTTCGCGGAGAAGGAAACGCCCAACAAGCTGTGTGCTGACTTCGATCAGGAAGTGATGGATGCGGCGCGTGAGGCGAAAATCGCAGGCGTGTCCTTCGGCTTTTGGGATTTGACGCATTTGCGGGTGTTCTCCCTGCTTGAGTTTGTTCCCCTCTACGATGAAGAGGACGGCGCGATGAAGGCCGGTATCCGGTTCTGGCAGGTGGCACAGGATAAGCCCCTGAGAGCGACGCTGTACGAGATTGACGGATTTACCGAGTATTTCCAGCCGAAGAACAAAGATATGAGCGTATTGCAGGAAAAGCGCAGCTACAAGCTCGTTATCCGCAAGGCCGAAGTCGGCGAAACCGAAATTTACGACGGCGGGAACTATCCGAGTTTCCCCATCGTGCCGCTGAAAAACAACAAGCGGTGTCTGTCCGAAATTGTGGGCAAGCGCAACACCATCGACGCGCTCGACCTTGCGTCCTCGAACATGGTAAACAACGTGGACGAGGGGAATCTGATCTATTGGGTGCTTTCCAACTGCAACGGCATGGACGATCTGGACGACGCGAAATTTGTGGAGCGCTTGAAAACCACACATGTCGCCCACGCAAACGGCGATGATGGTGCGAAGGTGGAGAGCAAGACCATCGAGGCGCCATATGAGGGCACCAGCAGCACCATTGATATGCTGAAAAAGAAGCTCTATGAAGATTTCCAGTGCTTTGACGCTGCGGCGGTATCCGCGGGCAACCAGACGGCGACGGCAATCAAGGCCAGCTATGTGCCGTTGGATTTGAAGACAGACAAGTTTGAATCCGAGGTCACGCGGTTTATTGTTGAGATTCTGCGTCTGGCAGGCATTGAGGATCAGCCGAGTTATACGCGGAATCAGATCATCAACAAGAGCGAGGAAACGCAGAACATTCTTCTGGGCGCGGCGTATTACGATGACGAATACATCACAAAGAAGCTGCTGACCATCAATGGCGACATTGACCAGTACGATGACATGGCAAAGCGGAAGGCAGCGGAAGAGATTGACCGCAGTCTTGCGGAACCGGTCGCGCCGGGGGTGAGCGGCGATGGCGAACAGTGACCTCGGCCACAAGCTGACCGACAAGGAGCTTGCAAAGCTGGAACAGCGCATTGCAAAGCTATATCGCGAGGCGGGGAAAGAACTGCAAGCTACCATCGACGCATATTTTGAGCAATTTAAGCAGCGCGACGAGGAAATGAAGGCGCTGATCGGCACCGTGCAGAACGGAAAGGAATGGACGGAGGCCGACTATAAGCAATGGCGGCTGAACCAGATCGGGCGCGGGGAACGCTATCAGGCCATGCGTGACAAAGTGGCACACCGCGTGACCGATGCAAACGCTGTGGCGGTGTCCTACACAAACGATGCAACGCCGGGTATCTACTCCCTTAACCGCAATTATGCGGCGTACACCATTGAGAGCGTGGCTGGGGACGTGGGCTTTGACCTGTGGGACGAGCAGACGGTGAAACGCCTGATCGTGGAGCAACCGGGATTGATGCCGTATTATCCGAAAGAGAGAGCACTAAAACGCGGCATTGACCTTGCGTATGGCAAGAAGCAAATCACGGCCAGCGTCACCAGTTCCATCCTGCAGGGATTGAGCATCATGCACATGGCGGATAATCTGCAAAAGCGCATTACCACCATGAGCCGAGATTCCGCTATCCGCACGGCCAGAACCGCCGTGACCGGCGCGCAGAACGCCGGACGCATGGACAGCTACGCGGCGGCGGAAAAGATAGGCATTAAGCTCAGGCGCGAGTGGGTAGCGACGCTGGACGGCAGAACGCGACACGCTCACGCCATGCTGGACGGTCAGACGGTGGATATTGACAAGCCGTTTAAGGTTGACGGCGAAGAAATCATGTTCCCCGGCGATACTTCCGCACCCGGCTATCTTGTGTATAACTGCCGCTGTACGACGACTGCGGTAGTAGATGGCGTAGATACCTCAAATGGATTGAGAAGAGACAAATACGGTCCATTGCCTGACATGACATTTGCACAATGGGAGCGACAGAAACGCGGAGAGGGGTATTTGCAACGATGAGCGTTACAATCCACGACCACAGTGCTGAGGTTTCCGCCGAGATCAAGGCGGCGCTACTGCGGGGGCTGGAAAAGATCGGGCTGGTGGCAGAGGGGTATGCGAAAAAGCTGTGCCCCGTTGACACCGGCAACTTGCGGAACAGCATTACCCATATGATAGACGAGCAGGAACCGGCGGCAATCATCGGCACGAATTCAGAGTACGGCGCGTATGTGGAATTAGGCACCGGCATTTACGCCGAAGGCGGAGGCGGACGGCCTACGCCGTGGGTATACCAAGACGCCAAAGGCAACTGGCATTACACGCGCGGCAACAAGGCGCAGCCGTTTCTGAAACCTTCTGCCGCCGACCATGCGGGGCAGTATCGGGATATTCTGGAAAGCGAGCTGAAAAATGGATAGTGAAACCATCAAGGCCATTGAAGCCATTATCAAGCGCGGCAACGATGCTGAAATACGCCGAAAAGGAGACGGGTACATCGTTTTAGAGGTCAAGAAAACAATCAAATATTCAACTCCCGCGTAATAGGGCGCGGGAAAGGGCAATAGGAGCCAGCTACCGAGTTTTTCTCGGTGGTTGGCTCTTTTATTTTCGGTAAAACCCGCGAAGTACAGCGGTTTTATACAATCTATCGCCGCGACGGACTGCGGACAAGGGAAAGGAAGATAGAACAATGGCACTTACACGAAAACTTTTGAAGGGCATGGGTCTCACCGACGAACAGGTGGATACCATCATCGAGGCGCATACCGACACCGTGGACGGCTTGAAAGCTGACGTCAGCAAGTACAAGGCGGACGCGGAGAAGCTGCCCAGCGTTCAGAAGCAGTTGGACGACCTCAAGGCGGCTGGTGACGGCGGCTATCAAGAGAAGTACGAGAAGGAGCACAAGGCTTTCGAGGACTTCAAGGCTAATGTCACCGCAAAGGAGAGCAAGGCGGCAAAGGAAAAGGCCGTGCGCGCTTACTTTGAGAGCAAAAACATCACCGGCGCGAATCTCGACCTTGCGATGCGTGGTTGCGGCGAGGAAATGGCCGCATTGGAGCTGGACGGCGAGAAGATCAAGGACACCAAGGCCCTCGATTTACTCGTGGACGGCACCTACAAGGGGCTGGTCTCCACCACGCAGACGCACGGTGCGAATCCCGCCACTCCCCCGATGAATACCGGCGGCAGCGGTGTCACGGCAGAAGCCTTTAAGAAAATGGGCTATGCCGACCGACTAAAGCTCAAGAAGGAAAGCCCCGAACAGTATTCGGAGCTGACGAAAAACTGACAACAAAGGAGATTAAAAACTATGGCAGATACGATTCTGACTAAACTCGCAGACCTGATCGACCCGGAAGTTATGGCTGATATGATTTCCGCTAAAATCCCCGACAAAATCCGCGTAGCACCTTTCGCAAAGGTGGATGATACCCTTTCCGGCGTTCCCGGCGACACAATTACCGTGCCTTCCTATGGGTACATCGGCGACGCTGAGGATGTCGCTGAAGGTGTGGATGTTGACATCGACAAGATGAGCACCAAGGACAAGCAGTACAAGATCAAAAAGGCGATGAAGGGCGTCGGTCTTACCGATGAGGCTGTTCTGTCCGGCTACGGCAACCCCGTGGGCGAAGCCAACGCGCAGCTGGCGCTGTCCATCGCTGCCAAAATCGACAATGACTGCATGGAAGCCTTGCAGGGCGCTACGCTGGTGTATGACGGCACTTCTGCCGCTATCAAGTACAGCGGCGTTGTGGACGCTATCGACGTGTTCAATGAGGAGATCAACAGCGACAAGGTGATGTTTATCAACCCCAAGCAGATGGCGACCCTGCGAAAGGATGCTGACTTTATCAGCGCTGACAAGTATCAGGCTGGCGTTGCTGTCACCGGCGAAATCGGCAAGATTGCCAACACCCGCGTTGTGGCAAGCCGCAAAGTTCCTTCTATCGAGTATGAGAAGGACAATAGCACCGGCACCATTGAAATTGTCGATGATGCTACCACCGAAACCACCACCAAAAAGCATCTGGCGACCATCCAGCCGCATTGCGCTGCTGCTTTGGTTGTCGGCGATAAGGTCAAGGCTGCGGCTACCGCCTACTACGCTTGCCCCATCGTTAAACTGAACGAGGACAGCGAAACCGAGGACGATGTTCCCGCTCTGACCATCTACCGCAAGCGCAGCATCAACGTGGAGACCGAGCGCAAGCCGCGTAACCGTTCCACCGAGATCACTGCTGACGAGTTTTACGTTGCGGCTCTGACCAACGAAGCAAAAGTCGTGCTGGCAAAGTTCAAGAAGTAATAGGAGGGCGGCGTAATGCTTGAACAGGTCTTACGGCACTTGAACAACTGGTTCCTTGTGGAGATCCACGAGGGCACGTTCACCGTGGAGAATGGCAGTATTACGCTGCCCTTTCTCCAAAATAACCAGTATTTCCGCGTGTGCGGCTCCGTGTTCAATGATGGGTTGTACCAATACCCAGTGGCGGACCTGACGGACGAGGTATTCACTGGTACAGTGTGGGCGCTGGCGATCCCCAAAGCAGTAGTAACCCTCTCGGAGGACATTGCCGCATGGGAGAAGAAGAACGGAGAAGCTGTTTTAAGCCCCTACACGAGTGAGAGTTTCGGGGGATACAGTTACACCAAGGCAAGCGGCGGAAACGCTGGCACAAGCGCTGTGACGGGCTGGCAGGATGCTTTTAAGGGCCGTTTGAATGGCTGGCGGAAGCTCAAGGGGGTGGAGCCGTAATGCTGTTGGATGCGTTTGGGAAAAAGTGCGTGCTGATTGAAAAGAAACGCACGGACGACGGCGCTGGCGGCTACATCACGGAATGGGTTGACGGCGCCGAGTTTCTCAACTATCAGGCACTTGATACATCCATGGAGGCCCGGAGGGCGGAACAAGAGGGCGTGACCTCGGTGTATTCCGCGCTGGTCAACCGAAACGTGCCCATTGAGTACAACGATTATTTCCGGGATGGGGAAACGGGGCTGACTTATCGGGTGACGTCAAACCCAGAGGAAAAGGCAGCTCCGAAATCTGCCGGACCGGCAATCCGGGCGCTTAAATTCTTTACTGCGGAGCGAAGGGAGCTGCCGAAATGACGAAGGATAAGGCGCTCCATGCGTGGTTTTCTCAATTTCTTTTGGCATACCCAACATCCAATGTGCCGAAGGACGCGACGTTCCCGTGGCTGACCTATGAGCTTATCACAGGGTCATGGGAAAGTGGAGAAATCGCTCTGACGGTGAATCTCTGGTATTACACGGAAAGCGAGGCAATTCCCAACGCCAAGGCACAGGAAATCTCTGACGCCATCGGCATGGGCGGCGCGTTCGTGCCCTATGACGGAGGCGCGATGTGGATTAAGCGCGGCTCCCCGTGGTGTCAGAACATCGTGGACGAGAGCGATAAGAACATCAAGCGGCGGTATCTCAACATCACGGTGGAATATCTGTCGCAAAACTGATGAAAGGACGAAACTATGAAATTCACAAAAATTCCTTCCGACGCATTTCAGAAATTGCAGATCAACGCCGGTATTCTGACTACCGATTTTACCCCCGCAACCGGCACCATCGGGGAATCGGGGCAGATTGGCGCGACGACCGGCGGCATTAGCTTTACCGCAACGCCGACCTATTCGGACTTTGGCGAGGACATTGACAACTGCCCCAAGAACATGAAGGAGCTGAAACGGCTGGATTCCTGGGAAGCGAAAATGACGGGCACGTTCGTCAACGCAGACACCAAGATTGCAAAGAGCCTTTGCGGTGCTGCCGACGTGGGAACCAGCGATGGGAAAGTCACGCCTCGGAACGATCTGTCGGACGCTGACTTTGCCAACATCTGGCTGGTGGGCGACTATTCCGACAAGAACGGCGAGAAAAACGGCGGCTTCATCGCCATCCACATGATGAACGCACTGTCTACCGGCGGCTTCCAGCTGAAGACCAGCGACAAGGCAAAGGGCCAGTTTGCATTTGAGTATACCGCCCACTACTCCATGGCAGCACAGAACACGGTCCCCTTTGAGATCTACATTAAGGCCGGTACGGCGGAGGGCTGATATGAAACTTTCCGATATTCGCGGCGAGCGGGTGTTTGATGTTATCGCAGACATCATTGACCCAATTGCCAACATTGTAGAAGATGAAAAGGCATCCGCCATGTTCCGGCGTGAAAAGATCCCCGATGGAATGACGGCGAAGGAGTTTGCAATGCAGCGGGCGCGAAAAGCGCTCCCTGCGCTGCTCAAGGGTCACAAAGGCGACATCATCGCTATCCTTGCCGCCATTGAGGGCGTGAGCGCTGAGAGCTACAAGGGCGCTCTGAACCTCGTCAAGCTGATGCGAGACGCAACGGAACTTTTGACCGATGATGCATTCGGCGCACTTTTTATCTCGGTGCAGAGCGAGAACTCATCTGGCTCTGCGCGGGAGAATACCGAGGGGCAAAAAGTGTAAAGGCGTTTGCGGGGTACTGCGCGGCGCGTTTTGTTGAACGGGCAAGGGCAGAGGCGTACCGCATTTATGTGACGGACGCGCTGCGGTTTGTTGCGGAAAACACGGCGCGATACGCAGGCGGGAGCTACATCAAGGCAAGGTACTCCGACATGATTGAGCCGAAGAAGCAGGACAACAGGACATGTGAAGAGATCACCGCCGATGTGGTCGCGCGGTGCGGGCTGACGATAAAAAAAGCCGCCCCTGACGGGGCGGCGGATGGATAGGCGTTATTTGAGGACGTATTCCGAGATCATGCGGCCGATCTTTCCGATGTCGGTATCGCCTTTGAACTCAAATTTGGCGGTAAAGCCATTAGAGAACGTCAGGACAAGCTCGCTGTCGGGGATCAGTTCGACAAAGCCGGGGGTCTGGATGCTGAAGAACTGGACCTTAGAATAGGGCATAGAACTGAATGATTTCCGTTTTCCGGTGATGCCCTGAACGTCTACGGAAATGATGCGCTTGTTGGTGAAGATAAGCTGGTCGCGAACCGTTTTGAAAGCGCAGGCGACGCTCTCGCCCTCAATCAGAAGACCGTTGACCTCATCGCGTACCTCGGAGACATTGATGGGCTTTAAGTCCCATGCGGAATTGTTGTTAAAGTTAATCATAGCAAAACCCTCCTTCGATGAAAGTATACGCCTTATTTATCAAAATGTCACGGGCGATTTCTTAAAAATCACCAAGAAAGTGTGGTGAAAGCGTGAATTTATTAGACCTATTTGTGAAAATCAGCGTCGATGACAGCGATGTTGACAGCGGATTTTCTGAAACAGGAGAAAAAGCGGATGCGTTGGCAAGCAAACTGAAAGGCGGGCTTGCAACGGCGGCAAAGATTGGCGGCGCCGCGATTGTAGCGGCTGGCGCGGCTGCGGTCGCCATTACAAAGCAGGCCGTAGAAAATTACGGCGAATATGAGCAGCTGGTTGGCGGTGTGGAAACGCTTTTTAAGTCTTCTGCCGATACCGTGATGCAGTACGCCGCGAACGCATACCAGACGGCTGGCATGAGCGCAAACGAGTACATGACTACGGTGACGGCATTTTCTGCGTCTCTGCTGCAATCGATGGGCGGCGACACGGATGCAGCGGCTGAAAAGGCGAATCTGGCCATTACCGACATGTCGGACAACGCAAATAAGATGGGCACGGACATGCAGTCCATCCAGAACGCCTATCAGGGGTTCGCCAAGCAAAACTATACCATGCTGGATAACCTGAAGCTGGGATACGGCGGCACCAAGGAGGAAATGCAGCGGCTGATCGACGATGCTAACGCCTTAAATGCCGCACAGGGAAACTACACCAATTACACCATTGACAGCTATGCGGACATCGTGGATGCCATTCACACAGTCCAGACGGAAATGGGAATCACGGGCACAACGCAGTTAGAAGCCGCGACAACAATTCAGGGGTCTATTTCGTCGATGAAGGCTGCGTATGAAAACTTTGTAACAGGGCTTGGCGACGAAAATGCGGACATTGCAGAACTGGCGACCAATCTAATTGATAGCGCTGTGACCGTGGCGGAAAACATTTTGCCGGTCATAGAGCGGGTGCTTGAAAACATTGGAACGATTGTGCAGGAAAAAGGGCCGGAAATGATTGAAAGGTTTGTTTCTTACGCGGTAGAGAAACTGCCGGACATAATCAAGCTGGGCATACAGATGGTTATTGCACTGGTAAAGGGGTTGGCACAAAACTTCCCACAGCTTGTAACGGGCGTTTTGGATATGGTGGCAACGATCATTGACACGTTGGTTGATTCTATCCCAGACATTATCGAAATCGGAAAAGATATCGTGCGAGGCGTTTGGGAGGGAATCAAGGCGATGGGAAGCTGGATCAAGGAGAAGGTAACCGGGTTCTTCGGCGGAATTGTGGATGGAGTGAAGGGCGTTCTTGGCATTCATTCCCCGTCTCGCGTATTCGCTGGGATCGGTGAAAACATGGCGCTGGGTCTTGGCGAGGGATGGGATGACGAATACGGCAATATCAAGCGAGGCATTACCTCTGGGCTGGACTTCGGTACGGCGTCGGTAGGCTTTGCAGATTCCGGCATCGGCATTTCCAGCGCGGCAATCGTGAATAGCATGGGAGAGGCGGATGACGGCGGCGGTTCCACAACGCTGAATCTCATGCTTCCGGACGGTACAAAACTGGCGACGTACACGCTCCCGTTTTTGATCCGCGCGGCAGCGGCTGCGGGTACGCCGATTGCAAATCCGCAAACGGCATAAGGGGTGACTTATGGACCAGTTGATTTTAGACGTTGGAGGGTACGGCGTTCTGCTACCGGAGAGCATTAAGGGAGGATACACCGCGTACGAGGAAGATTTGACGGTGGATCTGACCATGATCCCCGGAAACATGGTGAAGGAAGTACGGGGTTCTGTGTGGCACGTGGACTACCAGTACGGCTATTTCAAAGAGGAAATGAAGGAGCGGGTGATCGCGGCGTGCCGAAAGGGTAAAAGGGAGCCGATTATCTGTTCATTCCTTCCTCCGAATGGAACGGAATTGATGACGTCTGAGTTTTTCGTTGCATCGTTTTCCTCCCCCAAATTTATGTGGAGCAGGGATAAAAAGCCGTTATGGGCGGATTTCTCGGTAGAGCTGCGGGAGGTGGAGCCGCATGATTAAAAGTTCGGCGGCGTATCTATCCGCAGTTGTTGGGAAATCACGGCAGACGGGGCTGAAGGCTGTAATTTCAATCATTGACCCGGACATCCAGTACGGCGCGGCCTCTTCTTCCAGCGCGGCACCGTGGACTAACCCAGAGGGGCTTTATAAAAAACCGGATGCGGTTAAGCGGTACGCAACGCTGGAGCGGGGGAGATGGCTACTGGACGGCTCTTTTGACATTTTCCCGGAGGATTTCAAGGCGGAGACGGTTTACACAATGGACGAGCTTTCCGGGAATGACGGAACGTTTGAAAGCAAACAGTGGGTACAACAGTCTTTTTTCGACGTGGATATTTTGCAGGCATTTTCCATTTTCTTTTCCACAGACCCGGCAGACGGCGTTCCGGCTGATTTTCGGGTTGAGGTCATCACGGCGGGGCAGACGTTTTTTTCCAAAAGCATCACGGGGAACCGGGATACGGAGATGGCGTTCGAGGGCTTCACAGTGCAGACCCCGGATACAGTTAAAATAACAATTACAAAATGGAGCTTGCCGGGACGGCGGGCGCGGATTGCGGCGATCATTCCCGGCGCGTATGAGGAATGGACGGGGCAGATGCTGGCGGCATTTGAGGCGACGCATCAGGGGAATTTCTCCTGCCTGACCCTCCCATACGGAACGCTGAAACTGAACATCGGCAACCAATCGAAACGGTTTGAGCCGCGAAACAAAAACGGATTGTTTCAATCCATCGAGGAACGGCAGGGTGTGGAAGCGTATATCGGTGTGAAGACCGGAGACGGATACGAGTATAAAAAACTGGGCGTATTTTACCAAAGCGGCGACGGGTGGAAAACCGGCGACAACAGTTTGGCAATCCAGTGGTCGCTTGTGGATATCATCGGGCTGGTACAGGAACGGACGTATATCCCACCGGAGAAACTTCCGACCACGCTGGACGGATGGATGGCGTCGGTTGTAGGACAACTGGGGCCGAACTTTACGGGGTTGTACCACGTGGATCCCAACTATGCGGGTTTGGCGGTGACGGCTTCCAACCGGGAGGCCGTGACTGGGAAGCGGTGCGGGGATATTATCCGCTGGGCCTGCATGGCTACCGGTACATGGCCCCGGGCGGCGGCAGACACCGGGTATCTGACGGCGGAGCCGCTGTGGAATGAGGGAAACCGAGTACAGTTGCGGAACCTATCGAACTATCCGGTAATGCGGGCGAATGAATCCATTGCGGCGCTGATTTTTCACCTTGCGGATGGGAACAACACGGAATATGTGGTGTCGGGCAACTCCACAAGCAGTGAAAAGACAGTGACGATCGAGAATCCGTTTATCCACACCACGGCGCAGGCGCTGGCGGCGGCGCGGCTGATCCTCTCGTGCTACGGCGGCAACGTCATCGAAACCACCGGGCGGGGCGATCCGTCCAGTGAGATCGGTGATGTGGATACCATCTGGCTGGATGAGAGTCAGGCCACCACGGCACGGCGCATGATGCAGAATTTTCAAATTCAGGGCGGCGTGCTGCAAGGGTGCCAGAGCAAACTGTTACAGGCGGACGGCTCCTATCTCTACTCCCGCTCCGTGGTGCTGACGGAGAGCGGCAACTGGACGGCTCCTGCCGGGGTGACCCACATCCGGGTGGCCGTGGGGCAGGGCGGTCAGGGCGGCGGCTACGGCGAGGACGGCTATGTGTACGGCTCCGGCTGGATGCCGGGGCAGGGCGTTGCTGCCGGATACGGCGAGGACGGCGAGGACGGCATCGGCGGAAAAGTCTGGTACGATTCCCTTACCATCAACGCGGGGCAGACCTTCGCCGTGCACATCGGCAAGGGCGGCGCGGCAGCGGTGCGGAAGGGCGACGCGGGGCTTGAGGGCGAGGAGACCACCTTCGGCGTCTACTCCTCCGCCAACGGCAAGCGCTACGCCAACGGCTACACGGACATCAACAGCGGTGACAGCTACGCTCGCACCGGCGTAGCCTCCCCGGCCAAGGGCACGTCTGACGGCGCAGCGGGCGGCAAGGGCGGCGATCCGGGGCAGGGCTACTGGAAAAAATACACCGTCAGGCCGAACCCTGCGAAGCCGGATGTGGTGAACACCAGCTATAAATTTATTATTACGAAACAGCCAGGGCCGGGGCATTCGGGGAAACCCGGCGGTGACGGCTTTGTGCTGATTGCATGGGACAAAGCGGAGGAGACGGCATGAGTTTTGATTATGCAAGCCTTATCACAGACCGGGCGCGGTCCGATTCGGACACCCTCAAGGCGCTGCTGAAAAAGCCCCTGACCGACTGGACGGAGGCGGAGCGGACGGCCTTTAATACCGCTATGCTCAAGGGCAGCTACGACTACACCGACCTCAACCGGGTGGACGCGTGCATGGAGGACTTAGTGGCACGGCTGAACCGGGCGGGCTGTCTCGTGCCGGGGTATGAGCGGGTGAAGCTCCCACGCTCCACGCAGCCCTCCAGCCGATTGCCGGATGGGTATACAGAAGTGCAGTATATCCAGAGCACGGGAGCGCAGTATGTGGATACGGGCTTCAAGCCAAACCAAGATTCGCGTGTACTCATAAAACTATCTACGTCAGAAACCGGTAGCCATACAGTGTTTGGGGCAGATCTTGGTTGGACTGATGATGGCTTTGCGCTTGGCGTTGGATTCACCCATTACGGAAAAGAAACCGGAACAATTTCCGGGTTGAATAACGGATCTCCACATGAGGTTGATTTTAACAAAAACATTATTTCTATGGACGGGAAACCTGTTCTAACTATGGGGAATTCGACATTTTCCGTCCCACACAATCTGGCACTTTTTGCAAATAACCGCGCCGGGGGGATTCAGGAAAAAACAACGATGGTGCTCTATTATTGCCGGATTTATGACGGAAATACCATTATTCGGGACTATATCCCCTGCAAAAACGCTGCCAAGGCGGTGGGGCTGTACGATCTGATCGGGCAGAAGTTTTACGGCAACGCCGGAACCGGCAGCTTCACGGCGGGGTCGGCGGTGACGGGGGATACCCCGGAGGAACCGACGGAGACGCTGGACCCCTACACGTGGTATGAGAGCGATGTGCCGACGGTGTCCCTGTTGGCCCGCTATCGGGACAACGTGGCGGCGGTGCGGGGGGTGCTCCGGCTGCCGGAGGGGACGCCGGAGACTCCGAAGACCATGCGGCGGCTGACAACGGCGGAGGCCAACAGCATCGAGGCGATTCTGCTGGCTCTGAATTTCATTTTAAATCAAATTCCCGCTGCCGTACGCCACTGCGGCGTGACGGTGTGCGGGAGCAAAGGAGTGAGAGCATGAGAGATCGGACACCCACGCGGGCGCTGGAAAACGGCGCACTGCGCTACGGCGTTTACGCAGAGGACGGCAGCCTGCTGCGCTATGAGTATCTGGCGCTGGAGGATGACCCTACTGACCCCGGCACGGAGCTGAGCAAGGCCACGCTGCTGCAGGATTCCACGGAGGTCTCCCTGTTCGGCAGCGCGGCGGATCGGACGATTGACGACGCCTTCGCCGGGATCGCCGGACAGCTGAAGCTCATCAAGTCCGACATGGCGGCCATCACCCTGACGGTGCAAGACACCAACGGCAAGCCCATCCCGGAGGTGCTGGTGCATGGCATCCTCAGCGAGAGCGGACAGGCGGTGTACACTAACGCCAGCGGCGTGGTGACCGGCTACATCGGGGAGGGACAGCAGCCCATCAAGGTCACCGGCTATGCGGATATTAAGGACTACGTCGAAACGCTGACGGTGGTGAAAGGCACAACCATCACAAAAACCATCAAGCCGACTACCCGGAACTTTTTGAGAATCACGGCCAGCAAAAGCGTTATATTTTCCGGTAACGTTAAAACTGTTGATGTGAATGCTGTTGGCGGCGGCGGTGGCGGTGGGTATGGCGCTGGCAGCTATCGAGGATCAGGCGGCGGCGGTGGCGGCGGTGGTGGGCACAGTGTAATTCAGACCGGCATTGCCGTTGAAATTAACACACCATATCTCTGTATTGTTGGTGCTGGAGGGGAGAGCAAAAGAGCCGAAAAAGCAACCGATGGAGGAGAATCATCATTCCTCAACGTTCGAGCATCAGGCGGTGGCGGTGGCCAATACGCATACGGAACACCATCTGGCGGCGCAGGATCCGGAAATGGAAATGGTGGTGCTGGCAATGGCGGAAGCGATGACGCATTTGATGGGACTGTCGGCACCGAACAGGGATTTTTATCTTTTTCCGAATCCGGATATGTCGGCGGCGGTGGCGGTGGTGGCAGCGGCTCCGATAGTGATGGAAATACTGGTTCTCCAGGAACCGGAAAAGGATACGGTGGAAACGGAGGTGGCCGCTCTGGAGACGCTACTAAAAATGAAGGCGAGCCGGGAGGCAACGGATACGGTGGTGGCGGCGGTGGTGGCGGTTCTTATTTAAGCAATTACAGTGCCGGAGGCAAGGGCGGCTCCGGCTGCATCGCCATCCGGATGCACCTGAAATCGGCAGCGTAAAGGAGGAAGCCTATGGAATACTGCATTGTAGAGGACGGCGTGATTGTCAACATGATTGTGGCCGAGGCGGACTTCGCGGCGGAGATCGGGGCGCTGCCCGCCTACGAGGGCGCGGCCATGGGCGGGGCGTATACCCCGCCTCCCCCGGAGCCGGAGCCTCCTACCACCGACGAGCGGCTGGCGAAGCTGGAAGCGGAAAACAAGCTACTGCGGGAGCAGGTGAGCGCTCAGGCGGATCAGGCGGAGTTTTACGAGGAGTGCATCGCCGAGATGGCGGCGATCGTCTATGCGTGAGTTCTGGGCGGATGCCGCCCTGACCCTATATTTTTTACTATCGAAAGGAGCAAGAGACATGATGGCTATGTTGTTCGCGCAGAGAGTGATTTTAGGCAAGACCGAGTTCGAGAAGGTCCCCGCGAAGCTGAAACAGCAGGTGGCGGATATCCTTATCAACGAGTGCGGTCTGCCGGAGCTGGTGCCTGCTGAGTTTGGGGGCACGGCGAAGGCGGAGTAACAAAAGAGCCGCCCAGCGGGCGGCGCGGAAAATTGACAAAGCAAGGCGAATCGTGTATGATGGGGTTCGCCAGTAAGAACGGTACGGTTGTTTCCCCGTAAAGGGGGTGACCGCATGAGCACAGCAGAAACCATTGCGTTACTTATGCTTGTGATTGCGGCTATCAAATTAGGCGTTGACCTAAAGAAATAACCGCCACCTAAATCGGCAGCGGCTTTTCTACGGATTCTAAATCTGTTGGGGAACGACCTGCACCGACCAAAGTGAGCCGTCCTTACTGGCCCTATTATATACATGCCCACGCCGCTTTGTCAAGGATGACAAGGCGGCTTTTTTGATTGGAAACCCATATAGGCGCCTTAAAACTGCAACTTTAAGGAGTGTGTTATGACGGAGACGATAATCTGCGCCCTCATCACAGGGGGGCTGACGCTGATGGGCGTGCTCATCGCCAACGGCAAACAGCAGGCGATCACGGACACCAAATTAGACGAGCTGACCCGCGAAGTGCGGGAACACAACAGCTTCGCCCAGCGGGTGCCGGTGATTGAGGAACAGATCAAGGTAATCAACCACCGGATCCAGGATCTGGAGCATATCAGTGAACGCTGAAAGGAGAACACTATGGAAAACATCAAGAAACGGCTGGGCAATCTTCTGTCCGTGAAGTCGCTGGTGACCATCACCCTGACGGTGATCTTCGCGGTGCTGGCCCTGCGGAGTGACATTTCCGGGACGGAGTTCCTGACCATTTTCACCACGGTCATCGCATTCTATTTTGGCACCCAGCGGGTAGCCGAGGACAAAAACGGTTGAAACCGGTTGAACACTCAACCGAAAATTTGAAAGGGGTACATACCATGGAAAAGATCTACGAGAACATCATCAACGAGGGCAAGAAGAACGGCGAGAGCATCGAGGCCATCAACACCAAACTGAAGGAGGCCGGCGCCAACTTCCACCTGAATCCCGACGGCGGCGTGGCCAACTGGACCGAGGCGGAGATGGCCGAGGGTTTCATCCCTGCGGAGAAGGAACCCGCCGACGTGCGTCACCTGCATGACTATATGCGGTACGATGTCACGAAGGCCGGTCAGACCGTGCGGGTGGAGACCCCGGAGGGCACCTACGACATTACGTGGGACGAGGGCGGTCATCCTGAGAAGGCTGTGAGAGTCAATGGTTGATACGTTCGACTGCGCCCGTGCGCAGATCTACCACAACACCGCCAAGCTGACCCCGGCGCAGATCAAGGCCAAGACCGGCTGCACCCACATCATCAACGGCTATCTGTTCAACGGCAAGTTTCAGCCGGTGGGCTGGACGGTGATCGACGGCAAG